TCGTGTATTCATATCTACTGATACTGGTGCTATATATGAAGATACTGGTAGTGCGTGGACGCTAATTGCTGACGCTGGTGCTGGTACTACTGGAACTTTGCAACAAGTTACAACAAACGGAAATACTACTTCAGCTGGTATATCTGTAACAGCTGGTGGTATTGGTACTAATAGTTTAACGGTTCAAGGTAGTAGAGCCAGTTTTTATAATGGTACTGCTGCTCAATTAGGTATGACATTACAAAATGGATCAGTACCTGGTACATTAACTAGAGGTGATCTTTGGTTATATTCTGCAACATCTGTTAATAATAATTTAGTATTAGCAAATGATTTATATAGTAGTCAGTTTATTTTACCTACAAGCAATCAAGTTTTTACATTTCCAGCTGCTACTGGTACTATTGGTTTATCTTCTAGTGCTTTAACAGCTGGTAGTGTTGTATTTGCTGGATCTAGTGGAGTATTAAGCGAAAGCAATGCTACATTTTTTTGGGATAATACAAATAAAAGATTGGGTATTGGTAATGCAACTCCAGGAGCGCCTTTAGATGTTCACGGTACTGGTACTGCTGCTCAATTTAATGGTACTGGTACAAATAATGCTTATTTACAATTTCAAAATGCTGGTACAAGTAAATGGAGAATAGGAAATACCTATTCTGCTGGTGCTAATACTTTTGATTTATATAATAATGGTGCAGCAAGTACAGCTTTAAGTTTTAATAGTACTACAAATAATGCAACTTTTAACGGTGGTTTGCGAACTACTGGTACAGCAGATCAACAATTATGGGTATATGGTGGTAGTCCTTCTTTAAGATTATACGATAATGCTACAACTCCAACAGTAAACGGATTTGTGGGTATGGCTACTGCTGCAAATAACTTTATTTTAGGTAGTGCTAGTGGGGATATGTGTATTGGTACAAGTACTGCTGGTAAAATATATATAGGATCTGGAAGTACTACTGTAAGTCCAGCAATGACTATTTTAAGTACTGGACAAATATTTGCAGGTTCTACAACTCAATTTGATAGTTTAACAAGGTTTTCTTTTACTTATGGTGGTGGTTCAAGTAATTATTTAGATATTGTTAATAGTAGTAATTCGGATTCAGTAATTAGATTAATTGGTGGAACTGGTTCTTATGGACAGATTATTAATAAAGTAGGTAATTTATATATTTCTACCGATACTAATATGATATTTAGGACTAATCCTAATGTTGAAGCAATGAGAATTACAAGTACACAAAACGTACTTATTGGTACTACAACTGATAATGGACAAAAATTACAAGTATCTGGAACTGCACAAGCTACAGGTTTTCAATCTATTTCTGGTACTATTTCAATAGCTTCTGGTGCAACTGGCACAATACATACTATGACAGTTAATGCTTTATATCAAGTAAATGTATTTGTAAATGGTGGTACTACTATATATAATGCAGCTTCTATATTTATTTCAAATGCAAGTGCTGGACAATATGTTAATGCTTTAGGAATTTATGATGGTGCAAATGTTACTTTATCAAATTCTGGTTCAAGTATAACAATAAAAAATGATGGTTTTGCTACTTTTACTTGGAATTATAGTATATTAATACAAACTTATTAAAATAATAATATGAAACAAATACAACCCGTATCTATATGGTACAATGGATCAATGGTAGCTGCTACTTTATTTAATTTAGTTAGCATTAGCGACAATTTAAGTACAACTGCGTCTTTTTACTACGCTTTATTAAGTGCAGAGAATATAAGACTTGCAGAAGGCAATCTAACAATGGACGGATTTGACTACGAAGCGTATTCAAGTAGTCCAGACAGCAATGCTTATGCTTATACTTGGGCGGCAAGTAAATTAAACTTAACTTTGGTATAACTTTTTTAACCTTTAAAAATACAACTATGAAAGAAAAACAAGAGGCACTACAATTAATTAAGCAAGTAATTGATCAAAGCATAAAAGCTGGATTATTTGGAAATATTGAAAGTACAATACAAGTATCAAATGCTTTTAATTTAATTGCTACTGAACTAACAAAAGAAAATGACGCATAGTAATTACGATATGACAAGTATTAGAGGCACAGCATTAACTGCTCTGGCATATATTGCCAGTATGTTAGACATTGAACAAATGACTAAGATAGGTTTAATGGGTATCGGTATATTGTCTGGTGTAACTACTATTGTGTATAACATACAAAAAATTAAAAAAATAAAGGACAATGAAAAACGCTAAAACTACAATTTTTGGTTTATTGGCTGCCATTGGGGGTTATTTTGCTCAGTCTGGTACTGGTAAAATTCAAACTGCTGGTCAATTAGTAGCTACTATTAGTACCTTTTTATTAGGTGCAAGTGCTTCGGACGCTTCAAATAATAAATAAATGAATAGAAATAAAAAAGTAGCACTGGGAGTCGGTGCTACTATAATAATATTATATATGCTTAGAACTAAATTAGCTAAAAGTCTAACCAATACAAGTTTTGGTCTTTTAAGTGATCAATTCTTTAATTTTATTGGTGGATTGGAAGGATTTGAGCCAGTAGCTAAACCTGATTATAAACAATGGTCAGTGGGTTATGGATCTGGCTATAATTGGGACGAAAATCGTCCAGTACAAAAAGGAGATGTAGTAAATAAAAATACTGCTAAACGCTGGTTACTATTAGAAGCACAAAAAGAATATACAAAAGTTAGATCATTGGTAAAAGTACCAATAACTGACAATCAATTAATAGCATTATCTTCATTTGCTTATAATGTAGGTGATGGTGGATTTGCTTCAAGTACACTTCTTAAATTATTAAATAGTGGTGCAGATGACGCTACTGTTGCTGCTCAATTTGATCGTTGGATATATTCTGGTGGAGTTGTAAGTACTGGTTTGCAAAAAAGAAGAGCAGCAGAAAAGAAACTTTTTCTTTCATAGGTGTTTTAAAGTATAATGGTTTTACAAGCAAAGGACGAGGGCTGTTTCTACAGCCCTTTTTTTATGTATATACGTTCTACGAAAAGATTAGTAGATTTATCATATAAGTTATAATAAGCAGCTCCTATACTTTCACAAAAGTTATAAAATTTAATATCTTTATATACGTTTCTGTATTTACGCACTGGCTCAAGTGGATCTTTCATAAATACTATTGCTTTATATATAGTTTTAGCCATTTTAAAGGGGTTTATCGTTTATTTTAAAGTATCTACCAGAGTCATCACTAAAAGCCTTTATTTTGCGTTTTAAACACAAATGGCTGACAGCTTTTAATACTTGCATACGATCCAGCTTAGTTATGTCATAAATGTCTTGTAAACTAACTGCTCTACGCTGTTGAATAATTAAATAAATTCTTGTTTTGTTTGTCATTTTTTATATATTTGTACTGAAAAAAGTTAAATCCTTGTGGGTTTATTGTCAGTAAGCAGTCTATCCTTTAAAAAAGATAGGCTGCTTTTTTTTACTGACATACTAACCATTAGTATTTATTTTGCTTTGATCTATTAAATGATCTACCAGCGTTATTAACGCTATACAGCTTCCAAATATTATTGCAGCTGGAAACAATATAAATATTAAATACAAAAGTTTAAATATCTTCATTTGTATAATTTTTAATATAATATCTTTCCCCTACCATTTTATCAATTTGAAAAAAATCTTTAATATTTAATAATCTTAATGCTTTATTAACAATGTTTACAGCATCTTTTTCAGTTTCTACAACAGCTTCTATTATTTGTTCTCTTTCAGTTTCTAATAAATTTGTAGCTGTGAATAAACATTGTTCTATTGCTTTTTTATAATTTTCATCTTTATTAATTGAATGATTTGTTTGTAAATACTCAATTAATTCTAACATAGCTGTTTTTTTCATTTTATTTATTTAAAGGTTAAAAAAGTTAACGTGTAAAATATTTATTATCTGCACCTTTTAATATCCAGCCTTTTTGTATCCATATCTTAATAAGATTTTTTGCATAGGCTTTACTGGTAGCAGTCCTTTCAATAATTTCATCACTAATATCATTATAGTTTGTAGGTACTACAACTATTGTATTGCAAAGTGTTTTACTTTCTAAATCACTTAAATCACTTGCTTTTTTACCAGACTCTTTTTTTACTTCCGTTTCTACTTGCTGAAATACTCCATTAAAATTCATTAATGTTATTGGCTCAAAGTCCATATCACTTCGCATAAATCTACTGGTAAGTACATAGCAATTTCTTTCTTTATCTTTTACTATATCCAATGTAGATTGAGCAAATCGATCACTGGCACTACCAATATGACCAGTAGTACTTAGATTGCTTTTAGACTGGTGTAGTACAGTTATTAAAAGTACATTATAAACTTTGGTAATTTTTTTAAGCCATTTTGTTAATAAACTACTTTCCCTTTCATCATTATAATTAACAAGTAAATCCAGTAATCCGTCAATAATAATTACGCTGCAATCTGGATTTTGACTAAGGTAAGCTTCAACCATTTTGCGAATAGTGCCGCTTCCGTCCTCTCTAACTTGATAGGCATTAAACCAATCTGGTAAAGCTGTTAATTCAGCAAATCCTTTTATTTTATTAATCTGCCTATAAAAATCAAAATCACTACTTTCAGTGTCAAAATAGCATATCTTTTTCCCATTAATAGGCAAATGCAGCTTCATACCAAATATTTCGTATGGTACAAAGGCACTGGCTACTATTGCAGATATAAAAGTACTTTTACCAGCTTTAGGAAGTCCAGATAGTGTAATAAAGTTTGATCTACTTCCAGTGTGTCTTGACTGAATTGAAAATATAATATCTTCTTTATTCGGTATGTAATCTGGGTTATATTGTCGCTTTGCAAGTAGTTCGGTAATTTGTAAGTTATTGTCAGTATTTTCCATTTACCAATTTTGTAGCAATCCAGCAATATATAAAGCAATTATAATAATTAGTAGGCTTTGACCATTACGGCTCAATAATAGCCATTTTATCAGTTTTTCCATTTTGTAAATTTTGTTGGGTTTTGTCAATAAAGGTTAAAAAGTTAATAGCATCATCAGTACAAATCCTAAAAAGTGTTTCTGGCTGAATAGCTTGTTTTGGATCGTAATAAGCCTTAAATATTTCAATAGCAAAATATTCAGTTTTAGTTAATCCAACATTAGGAAATCCAACTTGTCCGAATTTATCTTGCACTGGCATAGCTGGGAAAGCATTATCAAAATTTTTGTTCATATTCTTTGAATTTTTCATTATAATAAATTTGTCCTAAATCAGTTTTAGCATCTGCTTTAATATCTTTAAATCCAGCAGCAACAAATACATTTATAGTATCGTTTACGCTTTCAATAATTACATTTTTTTCACTATCAGCTAATTCTAAAATTTTTAATTCAAGTTCATCTTTTGTTGGTGCAGTTTGATCTTTAAACCAGTCTAATAGCTGGTGCATAGGTGTTAATTGCATAGGTTAATATTTTTTTAAATTATCGTAATCATTCATTTCTGTTTCAAACATAATAAGGCAAAATTTTTCAAAAGGAAATGCACCTTTTGGAATTTTTTTATCTTTCATTACAGTTTTTTTATACATAATTGGTAAAATATCTGCATTGTAAGTGTACCAGTCAAAAATTTCTCTTATCGTGTACTTTTTTTCTTTTTTTACTTTTGTGGGTTTTATATTTTTCATTTTGTCAGTTTATTTCGTTAAGTAATCAATATGGCATTTTGCACTAGTCAATGTTTTATGGAAGCTATTATCTAATTCAACTACATAATCATTGCCTACTTCAAATATCCAATATCCTAAATAGTATATTTTTCTCATTATATATTTTTTAAGTGTTGATTTAATGCAGCTATATCATTGTTATAATTTGCAATGGCATCTTCCAGCAACATTTGAAATTCTTGTGCCATATTAAAGGGAAAATGTTCTTGTCGTACAAAATGAAATCCTCTTCCCTCAATTTGATGTGAGGCAGAAAACATTAATGTACAATCTTGATAACTTGTTAATGAAGATAATAAACGTAGATAATCACGTTTTTCAATTAGCACTTTAATTTCGTGCTGAACAGCTTTTGAGCTTGATAGGTGTTTTTGCATTGGGTTTATTTTATGTCAGTAAAATATTTACCACTGCAATTTATAAAACTTTTTCATTCTGCCAAATAAATATCCAAATATATTTATTTAAAGGTGAAAAAAGTTAGATATTAACATAGGATTTTAGGGGTATATGAAATGTATTTTTGCTCGGCTAACGAGCCAAAAATACATTTTTACATTCGTAACATTGCATATTTACCCCTACATTTTATCCACAATTTAAAAAAACATTAAAATTGTGCATTTTCTACGCTTTTTTTCGTAATTTTATGCCAATTCAATTTTTATGGGTAAAAAGTGGTGGATATTTCCAGCTTTATTTATAGGATATGTACTTTATGAAAAATATGTATTAAGTCAAACTTTTACAGTATTTTTTAAAGATTTAGACTTTAGCGATATGTCATTGACAAATCCAAAAGTGAATTTAGTAGTACAAGTAAATAACCCAACTCCAGTTACAGCAGAAATTCAAACAATAAAAGGTGATTTAATGGTGGACGGCGTTCTTGTTGGTAGTGTTTTAGGAATTACGCCTACAACTTTACAAACTGGATCAAGTCTATTAAAAATACCAGTTACTTTAAGTTATACTGGTGTTGCAGATTTATTGAATAAATATCAAAGCACTTCTTTTAATTATAAGTTTACTGGTACAATAATGGTGGATTATATTAGTTTACCTTTAAATTTTGGCTATCCTACCAATGGTTAATAGAAATGTATTAATAGGAAAGGTTAGTCCATATATGGGCAAACGTGAAATAATAGTAGGTAATCAAGACACTACTGATATTATTGACGCATTGATTAAAAATCATTATAAGTATTCAAATGAATACGATAAGATCTTTAGATATTTTGACGGTGGTAGTGTTGAAGAAACTGCTTTTAATGTATGGCAATTTTTAAAGGACGATTTTAAATATACAATCGAGCCAGAAAAAATGCAAATACTTAGAAGTCCAGCTGCAATACTTGCAAGTAATATTGTAGGTATTGATTGTAAAGGTTATGCGACATTTGCAAATGGTGTAATGGACGCATATAGACGTAACACTGGAAAAAAGTTTGATGTTTATTATAGGTTTGCTTCTTATGATCCATTTGACAATACCCCACAGCACGTTTTTGCAGTGGTAAATGAAAATGGAACAGAATTTTGGATTGATCCAGTGTTGGATCAATTTGATGAAAAAAAGCAACCTTACTTTTATAAAGATAAAAAAATAAAAAATATGGCACTTGTAGCAATGTCTGGAATAAAAAGAATAGGAGATGATAATACTCCAACTTTTGATCAATACGGAAATTTAGTCAATTATACTGGTGGAGCAGAGGTTTTAGATGCTTCTGGAAATCCAGTACAACAATCTACTTCAAGTGGAAGCTGGTTTCAAAATATTTTCGGATCAAATGCAGCTGAAATATTAAAAGCATACAATAAAAGTAGTACTGGTTACGGATCAGCACAAAATTATATTAACTATCCAGATCAACAATATAATCCACCAATTCAAAAATCTACTGGTATTAGTACAAGTACAATTTTATTTTTAGGTGCTGCTGGTGTTGCTGCTTACTTTTTATTAAGAAAAAAGAAATAATGTATAATCAAGATTATATAGGATATAGAAAAAGCGTTGGTGATATATTTAGTAGTGGTGCTGCTACTGCAAGTGCTGGTGCTAAGGCATTTGCTTCTGGTGGTACTAATATAGCTGATGATATTGCTTTAGCTGCTTCAAGTGCTGCTTTTATAAGTAATTTATGGGAACAATGGACAAGTCACCCAGCAGCAGATGCTCGTGATTTTATTAGTAAATTAAAATCACAATTATCAAGTGCAGATGCTTATAATAGAATTATAAAAGTAATGGCTGGTGATAATAAAATAAATCATAGAGCCAAAGATGTAAGTGCAAGTGAATTAGTACTTTGGTATAGAATAAATTATCTAAATGATTATATGAATTTAACACCAGATGTTAAAATATATTGGAATAATTATTTAGTAAATGCAGCTAATGCTGCTACTGACGTAAATCAAGCAAGTAGAGATTATAAAAGAGCAATGTTTACACAATCCGAAATAAATTATAATGCTACTCCAGCACAAACAATATCAAATTTATTTACAAGTACAACTACTGGTAAAACAAATTGGGTATTATATGGTGCTTTAGCAATAGGTGCAATTTTATTAATTAAAAATCTAAAATAATGACAGCTTTACAAGTTATCATAAAAGAAGCAAAAGCAATACGCAAAAAAAGTCCTAAAATAGAATGGAAAAAAGCTGTTGCACAAGCGTCTGCAATTTATGCAAGTAAGCATAAAGGAAAAAGTCCAGTTGGAAAAAAACACGCTGTAAAAAAGAAAGCAGCTAAGAAAAAAGTAGCTAAGAAAAAAGTAATTGGCAAAACTGATAAAAAACTTCAAAAAGGTTTAGCAAGTAAAGGCTTAAAAATGCCACACGGATACGACGTAGTAAAAAGAGTTCGTAAAGTAGGAGCAGTAAAAAAATCTGCAACTACTATGCATAAAGATACTAAGAGCCATAACGTAAATATTCGTGTTATGTCTGGTATAGGAAGTCACGCTATTGATAGAATTAAAACAGCTATGTCACATTTAGCTAATTATGAAACAATGGTTAAAAAATATATGTCTTTGCCTTTAAAAGAAAGAAAAGCAAATGCAGCAGCTATTAAGAAATTGAAACATTTAGTAGCAGAAACAAAAACTCATATAACACAATTAAAGAAATCTATTTAATAACAATTTTTCTCAAACAAAAAAAACAAACAAAATGGCAAGAAGAAAATCACACGCTAAAAAACGTCACCATACTAAAAGACGTCGCCATAGTGCAATGCACGGTATTGGTGGAAGCGTAGCTTCAGCAGCATATATTGCTGGTGGTGCAGTATTAGCACAGGTGTTAGTACAAAAATTTGTAGCTCCAATGACAACAAGTCAAACAAGCACAACTCAAGGTTTAATCGCTGGTGCAGTACCAGTAGCATTAGGTATCTTAACTCCTAAGTTTATCAAAGGAGATGTAGGTGCTAAATTGGGTGCTGGTATGATTGCTGTTGGTGGTCTTAACTTAGTTAAAACAACTGGTTTAGTAGCTGGTATCGGTGCTGCTAATTATGGTAACAAGCCAGTTCGTAACATTGCTGGTTATCAAGGTGCTTCAGCTGGTACTTATATCGCTGGTATCAAGAATGCAGCTATTATGGAAGCTTGTTAATTTAACTTTTTTAACCTTTATTAAATAATAAAATAAAATAAATAGAAATGTCTCAAAGTCAAATCGGATCAAGATTAGTGTTTGAAAACGCTAAGACGTTGATTAATCAATTAGATTATGATGCTTCTCACGCTGTATTGACTCCGTCATACTTAAGAAGTGAAGTATTGTTATCTACAACTGCTGCGTCTTATCACGTACCAGTATTAGTAAACGACAATCAAAACGGCACTCCAACCGTTCGTGAACAACGTTTAAGTTTACAAGACTTGTTTATTGTATCTAATATTCAAATCGTTTTAACAAGTGGATCAAGTACTACTGGATCTGCTAAATCTTATACATACCCTAACTTGACTGCATTTTCAACTGGTGCTGCTCAATTATATACTGTATATAACGGTTACTTGAATATTCAAGTAAACAATCAAAACGTGTTACCAAAGTGGTCTATGTTACAACACTTAGATATTCCACAAACACAACAAAATACTAACTTTAATGCTGCTACTGCAACAAGTCCAGCTCAATATTCTATCGACCAATCTTCTTTCGATGAATATGGTATGGTAGTTTGTGAGCCTAATTTGGTATTAAATGGTGCAAGTAACATTCAAGCAAGTATCATTTTACCAGCTGCACCTACTACATTAGACGCAAATACTTATGTTGCTATTCTATGGTATGGTATTTTAGCTCAAAACTGTACTTCAGTTAAATAATACTTTTGCGAAGTCTAAACGCTGCCGCTGGGGGACGGCTAAATCCCCCTATTTTTAAATTTATTAATAAATAAATATGATACGCATTGAAAGATTTGAAGCTGTGGAAATCAATGTACCAAGTGGTAGCACATTAACACGTTTCTATTTCCCGGATTTACCAAATTTGCGTAATGCGAAGATCAGTGCTATTCAAGTATATACTGCTGGATCAATTACTGCTACTCCTTTAACTGGATCTACTCCAGTTACAACAGCAGATTTGAAAAAGTCATTTTTAACTTTATATCAAGGAGATTTACAATTAGTGTACAACGTACCTATGATTTCTTTGAATAATATGGTTACTGGTGCTACTCCAGATCCTTATACATTTGAATTACCAGCTGTGAACGGTATTACTGTTAGTTGGGTTAAATCTTATGTAAACTTACCAAGTGCATTAGCGACTACTGGTGTTGCTTATTCTTTTGGTGTTTACTACAACTTTTAAAAAATTATACTATGGCAATTGAAAAAGCTATGGTAACTGGAACAAGTGGTATTATGGACTGGTTTGACAGAAATGCAACCAGTCCTTATTACTCCGTTTGGGTAAACCGTAAACAGTTACTTTTTTCGTGGAATGATGACGATATGGAAGCTGGTAGAAGCAAATTAGAAAATGATTTGTATGCTATTGAGCAAAATAACAATAATGACCTATTGATTATCAAACTGCACCCTAAGAAAGATAAAGCTGGATATATAACTGACAAGACTCCTATATATGGAAGTTTAGTTTGTCGTGCTTCGGAATTAGAAAAACCAATGTACGGAATGCAACCTATGGGTGCAATCGGTTATAATAGTAAAATGGAAAATGTACTGGAAAGAGTATTAGAAACCCAAAACGCTATTTTAACTAAGCTAAACGCAGAAGAACTTGAAGAAGAAGAAGAAGAAGAAGATAAAGGGGTGTTAGGTAATATTTTGCAAAGTCCACAAATGCAAACGCTTTTAATGGCTGGAATATCTAAGTTTTTGGGTATTGCTGGAACTGATAATGAAGCTATGGCAGCTGGACTTGCTGGTATTGAGGACGGACAAGAAAATGAAGCAATTATAATTTTAAATAGTTTAATGAGTAAAGGGGTTACAATAGATCATTTGAGAAAATTAGATCAAATGGGTACTGTTCAACTTAAATCTTTACTTGCAATGCTATAACTTTTTTAACCTTTAATAATGGCAACAGTAACAGCTGATAAGTTAGTAAATCACGATTTGTATGCAAAGGGAAATGTACAAGCATTAGACTTTACATTTAAAAATGTTGCAAAAAC